GGACAAGCGCTCCTGCTCGCGCTATCTATACCTCAAGCGAGTTTCCTCCCTGTCTCGCGCAACTTGGCCCCGCCGCGCACCTCCCATTGCGCGCGCGGGGTTTCTTTTTGGCGTTTTAATGTTATTATGCTGGAAGATATAACGGAGGACGTGTGACATGAGAGCACCGAAGTTTAAGCCTTGTAAGGGCTGTCCGACACCCGCCGCATGCAAGCGCGCTGGAACGTGTATGGCGAAGAAGCGCATGGGCGCTTACTAGTGATGTGGACGGCGCTGCTTTTGCTTTGCAGCGTCGAGGGTAACTGCTTTGCGTTTGGCAGCCCCGTGATGCAGAGCGAGAGCCAGTGCATACAGTCCATACCGAGCGGGCTGGAATACGCGCGGCAGATGTTTCCTGCATACCGCGCAACGGATTATCAATGCGTCCAGTGGGGCGAAGGAGCATAGGATGCCGAAGAAGGGTTTATACGCAAACATCCACGCGAAGCGTAAGCGCATCGCTGCTGGTTCTGGCGAAAGGATGCGCAAGGCGGGCAGCAAGGGCGCGCCTACCGCGAAGGCGTTTAAGAAATCAGCGCAGACCGCAAAGAAGAAATAGCATGGCGCGCACCAAGTCAGAGAAGATTGCAGCAGCGAAGAAGCGCCACGGGTTCACGGCGGTAAATAAACCGCGACGCGGCGGGCCGAAGAAGTTTGAAGTGCTGGCGGTTGAGGGCGACACGGTGAAGAAGGTTAACTTTGGCGACCCCGCCATGTCCATCAAGAAGGATCAGCCTAAGCGCAAGGCGTCCTACTGCGCACGCTCCGGCGGCATCAAGGGCAAGTCGAGCAAGTTGAGCGCGAATTATTGGTCGCGCAGAGCATGGGATTGTTGATATGGCGACCATAGACATATTTAACCTGTCGCCGCGCGACTTTAATCTGCAGATGCAAGAAGAAGCGATGTATCGCACGCCTGCGGAGCTTGACGAGCTGCGCCGCGAATACCGCAATCGCAACAGCATGGCAGGCAAGCTGATGGGGCTGCTTGCGCCGGAAGAGGGCAAGCGTCGGTCTACATTTCTGCCGGTAGACGCGCCGCAGGGGATGTCTATATTTGACGCCTTGCGGTCTGGCCAAGCAACGCCTGCCGTGCCGCAGGGTTTGGTGGATCTTATTACCGGCGGCACGCGCGGCGTTGAGTCTGCTAGAGAATACGCGCAAGGTGTGCCGCCACGCGCAGACGCCTTAAACGATGCGCTTGCCATGGCTGGCTTGGCCATGACTGGCGGCGGCGTTGCCGCAAGCGGATTAAGGCCAACAAAGACATCTCTGCCAAGCGCCCCGAAAGAACGCGGAGACATGATCCTAAACATGCTGAAGGAGGGTGAGGCTGCCAACATCACCGACGACATGTTTGACATGGGCGACAGCGTAAAGACAACGCAGCTAAACCAGTATCTGTTTGAAAATTACGACTTGCCGATGGATGCAGATAGCCGCAGCTTACGGCTGTTCCAGATGGGATATAGGCGCGAGGGCATGCATGGCACGTCAAAGGAGCGAGGGGGAGAGTTTGACGACGAGACCCCTGATATATTGGCTTTCAGGCCGTCCGAGCATGGTGCGATTGGAAGCGGTGTTTATGTTGACCCACTTTTAGATGGCCGCATAGGAGTATCACAATACTTTGCGGAGCCAAATCGTCGTGAGGGTGGTGAATCTGGAGCATACTATCCAATCATGACTAAAGGTAAAATGATGCCTAGCGGAAATTACAAAAGTATGTTTTCGCAAGCCTTAGAGGATCTTGGTAAAAGTGGTGATAAGAGTTTTGAAGCTAGAAAGGCTGCAGATCGCTTGGTAGCGCAAAGAGTTGCCGAGCAAGGCTTTTCTGGCATGGGTGATATTGGCGAATACACAATTATTGACCCCGCCAACATCCGCTCCCGCTCTGCGCGTGCCGACCCCAGACTGGCGCACTTGTCCAATATTATGGCCGCCAACGCTTCAAAACCTGTTGGTCTTTTAGTCTTAGAGCAGCAAGCTAGAGGCAACCAAGATCTTGGCGACTTGTTCAAAAATAGTGGGATTGACATAAACACGGCAACAACCCAGCAGATCCAAAGCATTTTAGATCAAGCCGAGAGGCGTGGTATAATAAATTCTAGATCAGCATTTAACTTAAAAAGAGGGTTGTTAGATTAATGGAGCAGCTTTTTAACTTCTTCAGCAACGGCCAGCAGCGCCGCACCGCGCTTGACGAGCTGTTCGCTGGCTTAGAGCGTTACGTTCCACCAAACCTACGCCCAGCGGTAGAGACGGTCGCCGAGATGAATCCCGTGCAGGGCCAGATGAACGCGATGACAGCAGGCGGCGTTGTCTTCGATCCCGACCAGACTGCGGAGGCGCGCAGGCGCGCTGCGGTTGATATGGGTGTCGAGATGGCGCTTGCACTGACGCCTGCCGCTCTGGCTGCACGCGGATACCTGACGCCCATCCAAGGCGTTATGGAGGGGCTGCTTGGCGGCTCGCCCGCGCAGCAGCAGATCGCAGAGGACGCTGGCAAGCTTGCAGCAGACGCGTCCGGCTTTGCGCGTTCAGCGATCCAGCTCGATCCCGACATGCTCGGCGAGATATTTCAGCGCGCTGGAGAAACAGAAGATTTAAGCGCGGCGAGGGTTACGCTTGGGTCTGATTACTTTGAGCCTCCGAGGGAAGGCGGCGGGCGCGCTAAAGATCCAGCCATGTTCACGCCGTTTTCTTTAAGCGCTAAGCAAAAAGACGCCCCATATAATTGGCGCGTTGAAGGCGAAACGCTTGAGGCTAATACGCCCCCAACGTTGATAACGCCAAGCCAAGACCAAGGCAAAACATTGTTTTTTGCTGCTGGCGACAGAACGGCTGGCGATGTTGAAATCAACAAGCTTGGAGACGTGACGTTAAAACGTCCTGTCAGGCTTTATGCTGGCCCAGAATACATGGATACCGGCGATGTTTGGGCATCACACAAGGGTGTGATGAAACCCAAGCAGAACGTATTGCTGCCGTTTGTTGAAGCTGGCGGCGAAGCAAAGCTTTCATATGCGCCAATGGGCGAAAGGTCTGGAGATTTTGCGAAGCATCAGGGCGAGTTGTTTAGCGAATATATGTATTCAGTAGATATGCCGAAAGATACCGTCAAATCCATAGACGACGAGCTGGCTAAAATTGTAAGAAAATATCAGGAAAAAACTTTAGCTTCGGAAAACAAGAAGCGAGCAAAGAAAGGTTTACCTGAGATCCAAGAAGCCGCCAACATGCCGATCCCAAGCGTGTCCTCAGATGCTTTCAGAGATTGGTTTAGCACGCAAAGCCCAGAGCAAATCAGAAAGCCGTTTATGCAGCGGATCGATCAGGCTGACATGAAAGCGCTGGAAGGCGCGCCAGATGTAGGCTTGATCAGGTTTGGCGCAACCAATCCTGATCTTGTGGATGTGGAAAGCTTCAGCGGCGGTTATAGGTTTGGAACACCTGACGTGCAGCGTGGCCTGCTATCTGCAGATCACCCGTCATACGATACAAAATACGCTGCTGCTGAAGGCACAACATCTGGCACATATGGCACAAGCATCCCGTGGACAATCATGGCAAGAGATACGGCGCTCCCAAGATTGAGAGACGCCGCATTGCAAAGCGGTTATCGCTTCGGGTCTAACACGCCTCCGCGAGACTATACGCTTCCCTCAGACCAGCGCGTATTTACTATGAACCCAAATACAAGCCAACTTATGGATCAGCAGTTTGTTGAAGAAAGCTCAACATTTATGGATCTGGAAAAGCAGCTTGGTCGGCCAGCCGCGATAGAATACGCGCAAGGCTTATTGATGAATTACTTGAGGAATTATTAATTGCGCTCTTCGTCAACAATATCACGTATTACTTCCATGACGTTTGGCGGCAAGTCATCTGACGTGCCTTGTATCATAAACGCCAAAGATAATATCCCTGCAACAAGCGGATCTGTTAGATCAAGTTCTGTATCATTTTCGTCAATCATGCTATTCTCCCATGTAGGGGTGAATGTTAACACAGTGATAAAGGCAACACAATGCCCATAACAACATACGCAGAGCTGCAATCCAGCATCGCAGACTTCCTTGATCGCGATGACCTGACGAGCGTCATCCCGACGTTTATTTCGCTGGCCGAGGCAGACATGAACCGCCAGATACGCCACTGGCGTCAGGAGAAGCGCGCCAACGCCAACATCGATACGCAATACAGCGCCGTGCCTGCCGACTTCTACGAGGTCATACGGATGTATATTACCTCGGGCAACACGCAGCCGCTTGAGCTGCTAAGCCAGTTTCAGCTCTTGGAGCGCAAGCAGCGCACGGCCAACGCCACCAACGAGCCGCGCTACTACGCGATCACGGCTGGCGAGATTGAGGTGTTCCCCGTTCCCGATGGAACATATGCGACGGAGCTATATTACTACGCCAAGATCGACGCGTTGTCCGATAGCAACACGTCAAACTGGCTGCTGCAATACTTCCCCGACGCCTACCTATACAGCTCGCTGGTGCATTCTGCGCCGTATTTGAAAGACGACGCGCGCATCCAAGTTTGGGCGTCTTTGCAGGCGAACGCGATTGGTGGTATAAATGCAGACAATGATAAAGCGAAATTTGGCGGGTCTGGTCGCCGCATGAAGATAAAGGCGTATTGAGATGAGCTTCACCAACACCTTCGAGACAACCGTCCTGACATGGGCGTTCACCACCAACAGCGCGACACGCCCGACCGAGTGGCACACCGCGCTATACACTGTTGCACCATCCGATACTGGCGGCGGCACAGAGGTATCTGGCGGGGGCTACGCGCGTCAGGCTACGGCGTTCACCGTGTCAGGCAACACGGCCACAAATAGCGCCGCCGAAGAGTGGCCCGTCGCCACGGCGGGATATGGCACCGTTGTTGCTGTGGGGATCTTCGACGCGTCATCTGGCGGCAATTTGCTGGCCTACGCCAATCTGACCGCCAATAAGACGATTGACACGGGCGACGTGTTCCGTATTCCTGCGGGCGATCTTGACATCACGCTAGACTAATGACGTATCGCAGCGGCTACGGGCGAAGCACCTACGGCAGCTACAACTACGGCTTAGACGGCGCTATCATTGGCGCTGCCTCCATTGTTGCCGTCACGTCTGCCACCGCCGCCGCGTCTGTGCGCGTTCGCGGCGCGGCGTCGATCATCGAGAC